ACTTTATCACATCATTGTATTCATCAACTGCTCTAAGTTTCAATTGATGAATGACGCTGGAAGGCTCGTTGTGATTATACGGAGTTGATGCTAAAAAACAACATGGCCAAATCATGCGATGCGCATCCATATAAATTTCTTTGTGCTTGTCAACATGGCATTCTATTTCAACAGTGTCGAGCCATGTATCTACATTATCAACAATGTCTTTAGATATAAACTGTATTTCATTATTACTCGGAGGCTCTAAATGATATATTACATTTCCGTCTTTGTCGTATACATCAAACTTGTCATCTGTTAAAAATCTTGAACTATTCTTAACACTAAATCTTTGAAAGCCTAATTCTTTAGCAATGCGACGAGCTTCATCAACCTGATGCTCATTGTGTTTAAACTTAATAAACACCCATTCTGCAATTCCGCCTGCATTAATAAATGATTGAGCATTTTTTAATATTTGATTAAAGTTAGTACCAATACGATAAATGCTATGAGTATCAGCCAATCCGTCGAGTGCAAATACAACAACATGATCTGTAGGTAATTTAGTATATAGATTAGACCACCAGTCTAGAGACCGTGCGCTGCCGTTAGTGTGTATACGTACACTCAGATTAGGACCATTAACTGTTAGATGCTCGCACATTTCTGCAAGGTCATTATTGATAATAGGGTCGCCAAAATTGCCGCAGAAGTACACACCCGATAGTTGTTTAACCAAGGTGCTATCGAATATAGATATAAACTCATCAAGAGTCCAGTCATTTAATTTTAAATTTGGATTTTCAAGTCCACCGTGGTAGTTTCTACTACACATAGGACAGCTTGCTTGACATCGAGTTGTAATTTCTAGGTGTACTTGTTTAAGTTCTTCAAATGCAAACATTATTAACTACTCATATTATAAATAGTATTTACGTAAAAAAAAGGCTCTTGATGCATAAAAGCGAAAGTACATTTTGCAAGATTCCATTCAACCATATTAACTCATCACCGAACGGTCACTATAGATTATGTTGTGCCAGTTATCCTGTAATACTACACCAAGGGGAACATTTTTCTATTCTCGAAATGGGTATAGACGAAATGTGGAATCACGAATATTACAAAACTCTACGCATGGATTTGATTAACGGAGTACGAAATAATAGTTGCGACACTTGTTGGAAAATTGAAGATGCTGGAGGCTATTCGTACAGGCAAAAATCTCTAAAGGATATCGACCTCGACGAAAGCATAGTAGAAGAAGTATACAAAAATAACGGTTTTAATAAATCTCTACCAAAATTCATTGATTTAAAAATTGGCAATCTGTGTAATTTAAAATGTGTGATGTGTAATCAAGTTGCCAGCAGTAAAATTGAAGAAGAGGTTTACATGTTGCAACTGCAAGGAGAGAAACTGCCAGCATGGCAAAATGCTGTGGTTATTGCAGTATCAGCCCTCGATGAAAGTTTAAAAAACTTTGCAGGAGTAGCAAGTTCTGATAATGCACGAAAGGTCGTAGAACAACTGCGGCCAGCATTAGAAACATGCGAAGACCTCGAGTTGCTTGGCGGAGAAGTATTTGTTAATCCGTTTGCTGTTAAATTATTAGAAGAATTAGTTAGCAAAGACCTAGCTAAAAATATTCATATTAAGATAATTTCAAATTTTACATTGTTGAATAAAAAACAGTTAGCGATATTAAAAAAGTTTAGAAAAGCAACATTAGTCGCAAGCTACGACCATGTCGATGCAGAAAAATTAAAAGCTATTCGGTTTCCGACAGACTACAATAATTTTAAAAAGAATTTTAATCTCGTTTATAATGATTCTAATATTGGTTTAGATATATCAACAACATTTTCTGTATTAAATATTTTAGACTTTGAAGAAATATTTGATGAGTTCAAACAAATTTATAAAGACGATATGCGTATCGGATTTAATTTTGTGCATGAGCCAGAATACTTAGATATAAAATTTTTGGAAGAATCGCAAAAACAAGAACTAATAAAGAACGTTAATCGGTATGCAGAAGAAAATAAAAGCCATCCTATGTTTGTAAATAATCAAGCTACGTTGTCCTATTTGCTTTCTATTAAAAATTTCTTATATAGCAACCTATCAAACTTTGATGAGCAAGTAAAAGAACGAACACGAGTATTTGATTTATATAAAAAGATTCGAGGCACAGATTTTAAAAAGGTTTTCCCTTGGTTAAAGGAATATAGATGAAGCATCTTGGGAATTTTGCGGACTGGATTGATTCAACTTGGGTTAACGAAATACTATCTAATAGGGGAGTGGGACGACCCGGTGAAGGAAAAAAACCCGATAGTCCTGAAGAAGAATTAGAGTATGCAAAAGCACGGGCAGCAGGATACAAAGACGACGATATTTTCTTTTACATGTTTACTAAAAACAATACCAGTTTTGACATAGTAGCTCCTTTCATTGAAGGAAAATATCACTGGTGGATTACAAAAATGCTTCCTGGCAATTTTATGCCTGTGCATGTTGATCCTCATACTATGTTTCAAAAAAACAGCAAAAGATATTGGATGCCTTGGCAAGATTATGAGCCTGGCCACTTGTTCTTATACGAGGATCGAGTAATCACTAACTATAAAAAAGGCGACTTGTACGAATATGCCAACTCGTCTGCTATGCACGGTGCAGCTAATATCGGACATACACCCCGTATAGTTTTACAGGTCTCTTCTTTTGATTCTGATTAACTTTTTTGCCCTATAATCATATATCGTGTGTACAGTGGTAGTTTAAGTTCGCCCGCCCATTGTACTTTTACCTGGCTCTGTTCTACAAAATGTTCTATATCTTTTGCAATACGTATGTGTTCTGGAATACCATAATTATTACTTTGCAAAACCAATAAACTGTTTTGCGGCATTCCGCTTAACCATAAGTCGTATTGGTCCTGTGTTATGTGTTCACAGCTGGTATTGATAACTACATCGGCATCACTGCGAATAGCACATATGTCTGCTGTAACTGCGCGGAACTTGCCTGCCATTTCTTCTTTCTTATTCATCATTGTAGCAATAGGTTCACATGTAGGATCAATATCAACACTACGAATATTTGTAATATAGATATCGCTTTGAAATAACATGCTGGCTAATACGCCAACCCAGCCACCATGTATGTCTATGCTAACAAACTTGTTTACATTCTTTCGTAGGTTTGTAATTAACCATTCTTTGCTATTAAGTTGACCCGACCAGAAGGCATCCATGGTCCTCATTGGATCTGGGCTTTGACGGATAGCCTGCATCCAATAATGAAGGTGTTCTGTGTCTATTTGCATTTTGGTATCTTGCTGTCTGCTGAGCTAACACAGCTGGGTGTAATACAGAGTTGTGGTTCTTTAAACAATTCGAACCGCTCTAATGTTCCCAAAGAAACATCGTGACAACTATAGCTGCGTTTAACTTCGTTACTTCTAATTATAACACTTTGATACCCACTATTACAACTCCAACCTTGAAATTTATTAAATCCAAAAGCATTAAACCGTTCTGCCTGGTCAAACAAATATTCTTTATCGTTGTCATCGTATAAGGCAATTTGATAAGCATCCTCCCCGTTAGCACGTTGCGGAAATCCTGTTTGCATCTTATGTATCATATCTTCGGTATATCCGTCGACAACTGAACTGGCTGTGGGATCACTTTGTGGTTTAAGTGTTACATTGATACCTCGAGCATGAAATCTTTCCATGCGTTCGTACAGTTCGTAAAATTTTTCGGGAACCATTACCTGATTAATTGTAACGTGAACCAGTTCGTATTGTAACTGTAAACACTTGTCGCCAAACTCTTGTTCCTTAGCAAACTCATCATGGAAGCTGGCTGTAATACTTCTGCGTTGTAACATTTCAGTATTTTTACACCATGTGTTCCACCACTTGCTGCCAGGACTCAAGTTAGTGGTCATGTGTATGCTTTGATACGAGCTTTCAGTTTCGTCTAAATGTTTAACTAAATTAAGTAATTGTTTATAAGCAGTAGGTTCGCCGCCTGAGAAACTCCAATGGAATTCAGTGAACCCATTCGCTCTAGCCTGTGATTTGATTTTATCTATAGCATTGGTGTATACTTCAAATGGTTGGTAATCAATCTTGTCGCTGCGAGCATACGGCCAGCAATATGAACAATTATAATTACAAAAGCGACCCAAAATCCAACTGGTAGAGAACAATGGACGGTCCAACATAGTACGTTGTCCAAATCTTATTATATCGGTGAATGGTATCTTTGTGAAGTCGTGCGTCATAATCTGACAGTATTTAACTACAAAAGTCTTGACCTTTTGCGTTTGCGGTTATATACTGTATAAGTGGTCGTGAGTGGAACTTGGTATACCTCCGGTCCGTTGTGAAACGCATTTGGGCAAGGGCAACGTCTTAGACATCGCTTTGTAGGTTCGAATCCTACCGACCACACCAATTACTATTATAAGTAGTAGAACATAACTAAAAGGAA